AAAGCAGTTCTCAAATATCGTTGGTGCCCTGGTGGCAATGACGGTTGGGGTCGCATTTTTAACTAATAAAGGAGAAAACTAATGGCACGTATAGATCTACATAACTTCTTCAAGTTTTATAATGAGAAGAACCCCAACCACATCAAAGGAATTCAATGGTTAGAGGATAATCTACCTAACAAGTATCTAGAAGATAATGCAGATTGGGCAGAGATTTATAGAGCAAAGGGGGATTCTTCAACAGAACCTACAGTATGCCCAAAGTGTGGTAAGGGATCTGCTCCTGTTGCTGCTCCTTCTTCTGTAGTAGGTAGTGATGATATGACTATGATGGGTATAAAACTCATCAAAGAGTTTGAAGGATGTCATCTCAAAGCATATCCAGATCCTCTATCTGGTAATCTTCCAATCACTATTGGTTGGGGATCTACACGTAAAAAAGATGGATCACCATTTTATCTTGGTGATACTCTCACTCAAGCAGAAGCAGATGAACTTTTGATTGCTCAATGTAAGAAAGAGTTTCTTCCATCACTTCGTAAAATCCCATACTGGAATGAGATGACTGATGGTAAGCGTGGAGCACTTTTATCATTTGCTTATAATCTAGGTGCTGGATTCTATGGATCTGGAGATTTTAATACTATTACTAAACGACTGAAGAATAAAGAATGGGATTTAGTTCCCGATGCTCTATACCTCTACCGTAATCCTGGGTCTAATGTAGAAGCAGGATTGGCACGTAGAAGAAAAGCAGAAGGTGAAGCTTGGAAAAAAAGTTAACCCATCGCACAAAGTAAAATGAACAAGAAAAGGGAAAATACTATGGGGCAATTGATTCGTATTATTATTTTGAGTTGGAGTGCTGCCCTACTTACTGCAAGTTATGCTGGTATGTTTACCAAAATGGACCCTACATTTATTGCAACAGTATTCACCGCATCTGCCGCAACCTTCGGTATCAATACTATGAAAAAAAGTGGAGAGGAAGATGACGAAAAAAAAGAAGAACCCCGTAAAGAGTTTGTGATAGAATCTCCCCCAACACATTATATTGAAGAAGTATCTCTTGAAGAAAGAGTTGAGGTTCTGGAAGGTCAAGTTCAACCTCGCACAAGAGCATAATATCTAATAGTAAGGTAAGATGCCGATACCAAAACTGGAAGGAATCCAAGGAATTCCAACACAGAACTCATCATTGATTCCTTCATTGCGAAATGAAAGTATACCTTCATCACAAGCACCTGAAATATTGCCCCAAAGGAAATCGCAGGTTGTTCAGAATGCAATACAAGAAGTACCACAATCATCAATACTACCTTCCCAGTTGGTAGATAAGAGACTTCCAATACCACTTACAAATAGTTTAGAACGTCCAGTATTTGATGCTCCAAATCCAACTCTAAAATATCCTGTGTTTGATATTCCAACTCAACCACAGGTTGATTCTGCTATCAAATCAGATCAAAAAAAGAAAGAAGAAGAGGAAAAAGAAAAAGAAAAAGAAAGAAAACTTTCTGATTCTCCTCCACCTGTAATACTTCCACAACTTCGGCAGTTATTACCACAAAAAAACCAAGACCAAGATACTCAACAAGATACTCGTAAAAATACAGAACTTTCTGTAAACACTAATCTTGGAGTTCCTGTAATTGAAGTACCAATCATCGGGCAAGTTCCAATACCACCGAGAGAACAAGTTATTCTTGCTGGCACCACTGCTACTGCTTCTGTTGCTGCGGCTCTGCTTGGCAAATCTTTGGTTGAATGGATGGTAGCAAAGATGAAACCTATCGTTCAACAGATACTTATAAGGGGTAAGAAACTCTTAAATAGAGACCTTACTCATTATGAATTACAACTCTACTTTACTGCCGAGTTAGATAAGAAGAATTTAAAACTACTTAAAAAGGAACAAAAGAAATCAAAACAAGATCAATATAAAAAAGCACATGATAAGTAACTACTTTATTACACACTCTTTAGGTAAGCTTGCCTGAATTTGTTGAACTAATTCGGTCTTTGTAAGTGCTGGAAGGTTTCGTTTTTGAATTCTTGCCACAATCAATTGTGCTTGTAGGCAAGTTAGGATTAGAGTGTCGATTTTCTTTTTGCTTCTAATAGAGCAAAATCTTTTATTTTAGCGTCACCTTTATACGACCAAGCATATCCAGCATTAACCATTTGCTCATTGAGAGACAATGATTCATTATTGATATACAAATTACCAAGAATTCTACCATATTTTTCGGTACTATCAGGTAATTGTGTTTTGATTAGAATATCTTTAGCACCTTCTAACTTATGCTTGAGCCATTCTTTGACTTCTAATCCAAGTGCTTTTTCTTTAAGGTCTGTGGTACGACTCTCTGGAGTATCAATACCATTAAGGCGTACTCGCTTAGTAAGAGAGATATCGAAACCCAAATCAATGTTCGCATCTATTGTGTCACCATCAACTATTTTTAATACTTCCTTTACTCTGTAAATATAAGGATCTTTATCCATTAGAAAGGCATCTTAAATTCCTTAATATTTATTTTAGGAATGGGTAGTTTTTCCAATGCTTTTGACACTTGCTTCTCTACCACAGCACCCACAAACTCTTCTGGGTTATCTAAAATCTTCTGTGCTTTTTGATAAGTTGTGTAAGCACCATAGCATAGTGCTCCACTAATACCCAAACTTAAAATTGATAATCCTAATGCTAATTGTTTCATCGTAAATTTATAAGTTTGTAGAATTATTTATTTTTTGGAAAAACTGTACCATTTCCAGTCATCAAGTATCCATTAGGAGATGGACCAATTATATCGGCACATATTTTTCCATAAAGACTTTCTGGGTGAAAGAACCCACCAGATTTAATAAACTCTAGGCATTTGAGTGCTCTTACAAGTTCAAAATCAAGACGTGCTTTTGAGGTTTCTGCACTTTGTCTTGCAATTTCTATACGAACCCTGTCTTTACATAACTCTTGTAGAGATCCATCAAGAGGAAAGTTAAATCCCATTGATAATCCACCATTAGCACTATGAGTTTGAAATGCTGCTGGATCTCTACTTCCATTCATATTCCCCAAAATAAATGGTGATAATGAGAACGTAGGACCCTGACAAGAAACCCCACCACCATAAGTATTTGTTGAGTAGGGACCTTGAAGAACCTGTACTGCCTGATTCACTACACTGCCACTTGCAGAAGCACTTGGTCCTGCTATGTTTGTATTAGAGGGTGCTTGCTGTGCTTTACCTGATGCAGTTAATAAAGAAATTATTACTGCGTAAATACAGATATTGAGGTTGTTGAAGATTTTTGATCCGTAGTTCTGTCTATCCATGTTTCCTTCGCAATTCCAGGTCCTAGATATGTCTCACTAAATTGGAACGGAGCACCTTGATTCATAATAGTATAGCTTGCTCCTTGTTTAGGAGTTCCAGGAATGTTAATATTGGTTCCAGTTACAGTATAAGATGTGCCAGTTGTATATTCAACTTGGCGAATAACTTCTACGATTTTTGTTTGAGTGTCTGTAGTTGAATTAATTGTTCCTCTTGTGAAATTAGGAACCACACTTTCAGCATAAGCAGGAGTACAAATGACTCCCACTGCTAAAAGCAGAATGGGAGTTAAGTGTCTCATTTGAATACGCTTAATTCAATAGTACGTTGTGCTGTTGCCGAAGTTCCAGCACCACCAGCAGTAATATTAGAAATACCAGTAGGCGATAATGTACCAGCAAGAGTACCTTTGTCTCCTGCTGCCTGTGTGGTATTTTTACCATACAAGGTAGGTGTTCCAATAACACCAGCAGCAACAGATTGTGTTGATGTGGTACTATCACCAACCGTTAGTGCTTCAGAAAAAGTAAATGCTTGCCCGTTGGTATTGATAGCATAAGAACCAGAAGACATTGTTGCAGCTGCACTTGATGTGCCGCCAGTCAATCCCCCCAGGGTTGTAACATTTACATTAGTTCCTGATGCCGAGTAGGAACTTCCAATTTTTTCTGTTTGTATCGCAGCACCCTGTACGTTTAGTTGTATAGAATCAGTAATCTTTGATGTAATTTCACCTGCAAAAACAGGAATAGTAAGGAATAATGAAAAAACTAATAGAAGTCTCTTCATTTTCTTTGTTTATGAACTATGAATATTTATCATCTCAATCATTTTATTTCTTCCTCAATAATCCAATCCTTAAGTTCTGAAACATATTCTCTCAATATCTGTGCCTTTTCTTCGTGCCACTTATCACCAGTTTCAAGGTATAATTTTGTATGATTATCAACTGCCTTTAGAATTCTGTGTATAGGTCCATTCCAGGGTTCTCTGGTAGGATTATTCCATTCCCTTGACATTGATGGGAAGCAATTTTAATTA